ACAAATCAGAGCATCATCATTGCATTGTTTCGGATTTACATGATTAGGCTTAACCCAGACTACTCAGAGGAGGAGTTTGATAAACATATCGCTAATCTGTTGGAGGAGAAAGAGTGATGGATGAAGTCATTGTAGTGACCCTAAAGCGGAGCAACGACCTGCTGATGACTTTTGGCAACGACTATTCTGATGTGTTTCTGCCAGCGATTAATAAGATCGAGCAATTGCGGTTAGCTAATTCAGACCTTCAGATGTGGTTTGATTACGCCAAAACTGAATGTGATAAGTTGCAAGCTGAAGTTTTAAGACTGCGTGGATCGTTGTCTTTTATCTCAATGTTGACACCGCTTAGTGGTCAATCATGGGAGAGTCATGCAAAGTTTATTAACGCATATGCTATTAATCAATTAGAGGAGGAAGAGTGATGACAGAAAATGAATACCTAGTCGCAGCTTTTATTTGTATAGCACCATTAATTATTGCCATTATAATGATGGAGAAAGAGTGATGGATGAAATTTGGTTTTGGATGGCAAAGTTTATTGCGGAGCTACTTTGGCTTGTTGGTTTGGTTATCGGTTTGATTGCTGTGGTCCTTGTCACTGGGGTATTTTTGTATGTGGTTAATTGGCTTCTGGGAAAAATAAAAAAATTAAAGGGAAAAGAGTGATGGAAACCGTTGAGACAATTAATCTTGTTGATGAATACAACAAATTGAAAACAGAGAATGAGCAGCTGCGGAACGATAATAATCGCTTGGCTTGTCTTGCTATCGACAATGCAAAAGATACAGGACGAGCATTGATGTATCGTAAAATACTGCAACAAATCGCAGATGAAGCCTCTGGTCATGGTCAGGCTCTTGCGTATGCGACACTGAAGGAGAAAGAGTGATGGAAACCGTTGAACAGATCAGCAAGCTACAGTTGCAACTCAAGATACTTCAGGACGATGAAATGCAACACACTAAAACCATCCAAAATCTGTCAAAAATGGCGGCGCGGTTTCGCAAAGGGCTAGATCGGATATACGACCTGCACAATAGCGGCGATGAATATAGCGAGCGAGAGATCAACGAAAAGACTTATGAAATCGTTGTTTACGCGCTAGCGGGGTATAAGTGATGGCAATATGTAACTGCCTGTTGCGCAGAGAAACCTGCAACTGCGAACACTCGGCTGATCTGATCGACAGGTTGAACAATGTGAAGACGGACGTGAACGACTACTTCGTGATCGTAGATGCTGTCAACGCAATCACCGCGCTGCGGACCAAGTTGAAAGAGCTATCCGAGGACATATGTCTACAGCGGGATGATGCGTGGGACGAGGGGTTTGCCTGCGGTCGCGAGCAAGGCCAACGTCTCGATGATCGCGGCAGCAATCTGGACGGGAACTGAGCGATGATGCTCGACCCAGACTGCTTCATCAGCGTGATGCTGATCGCGTCTGCTGCGTGTATCGCCACAGCAATAACCATAATGATCCAGTCAATGATGAGGGACGACGATGATAACCTATGACCTACCGGCGGCAGACTACCACGCCATCGACGCGCTCTCGGCGAGTGGCGCGAAGCTATTGCTGAAGTCACCGGCGCACTACTTAGCGGCGAAGGAGCACCAGCGCGATCCGACACCGGCGATGGCGTTCGGATCGCTCGTACACTCTCTCGTGCTTGAGCCGAACACGGTCGACGATCTCTACATCGCGTCGCCGAAGTTCGACAAGCGCACGACTGCCGGGAAGGCTGCGGCTGAGAAGTTCGACGCGACCGCAGGCGGCAGGACCGTCGTCGACATGGACCTGTTCCAGAAGGCGCAGCGCGTCGGTGATTCCGTCCGCTCGCACCACCGCTACAGCGAGCTGCTGAAGGGCGCGAAGTTCGAGGCGTCGATGTTCTGGGACCAGCACGGCGTGCCGTGTAAGGCCAGAGCAGACGCGCTGAACGGCTCCTCGATCATCGACATCAAGACGACGAGGGACGCATCGCCGGACGGGTTCGCTCGCAGCGTCGCGACGTTCCAGTACCACCTACAGGCGGCGCACTACCTCGATGGCTACAGCATCGCCTCGGGCTTCATGGCAGAGCGTTTCGTGTTCATCGCAGTCGAGACTGAGGCACCGTTCGCCGTCGGCGTGTACGTGCTCGACGCGGCGAGTATTGCCGGTGGTGCTGAGCTGATGTCGCAGGCCGCGAGGGCGTATCGGATCTCGCAGAACGCATCTGCGTGGAAGGGTTACTCGCCGGACATCGTCGAGATCGCTGTGCCAAGATACGCGATGCCTGTGGAGATGGGCTGACCGCGATCTGGACAGCATCGCATAAATCGGACAGATATACGTGAGGGAGAACATAATGACTGAGACGATACACCTTATGGTGAGGATGATGGACGAGCGGCGCATCGAGCGCGGCCTGTCAAAGCGAGACCTGTCGCTCAAGGCGGGGCTGGCTCACGGCACGTTCTGGCATATCACGAAGAAGCCAGAGGGCATCACGTTGGGTACGGCCATCGCGCTGTGCGAGGTGCTAAACTTCACGCTGCAAGTCAGCGTCCTGCGCGACGTGTTCGGTGACGAGGTTACGGATCGCGAGATCGGTGCTGCGGCATGAGGTATCTCTCCGTCTGCTCCGGCATCGAAGCCGCGACCGTTGCGTGGCATGGCCACGGCTTTCAGCCGCTTGCGTTCAGCGAGATCGAGAAGTTCCCGCGTCAGGTTCTCGCGCACCACTATCCCGATGTTCCGCTGCACGGTGACTTTACCGTTCTGCGTGAGCAGGACTGGATTGGCGACGCCGATGTTCTTGTTGGCGGCACGCCGTGCCAAGCGTTTAGCGTGGCCGGACTTCGTAATAGCCTCGACGATGATCGTGGCAACTTGACCCTAGAGTTTGTGAGACTTGCAAATGCAATCGACGATCTTCGACCTACTGGATGCGGAACCGTCATCGTATGGGAGAACGTCCCCGGAGTGCTCTCCGTTAAAGACAACGCCTTCGGGTGCTTCCTCGGGGCGCTTGTCGGAAACGATGACCCCATCGTCCCGACAGGGGGAAAGTGGACAAGTGCGGGTATGGTTGTGGGACCGAAAAGATCAGCAGCGTGGCGAGTTCTCGACGCTCAATATTTCGGAGTGGCCCAACGACGCCGTCGTGTGTTCGTTGTCGCAAGTTCTAGAGACGGATTCGATCCCGCAGAAGTTCTTTTTGAGCGCGAAGGCTTGCGCCGGAATACTCCGCCGAGCAGAGAGCAGGGGAAAGAAGTTGCGGCCACAGTTGCACAATGCTTTGACCGCCAACGTAGCGACGAATATGGGACCGACGACGTCGCATCGACAATGAGTGCGCGGGACTACAAGGCGGCGACTGGCCTTGTAACACAACCAATCGCATTTGAACCAGGAAAACTAAAACGCTTAGGTTATGGCGATGCCGAACCTGGTTTATCCCCTACGTTGCGTGCTGATGCGGGTGACAATCAATTGGCTGTAGCCCAACCGATACCGCTTGACATGATGAATATCAAAGGACGACCCTCCGATGATAATCGTATTGGGCGCGGCTATGGTGAAGAAGGGGATCCAATGCTCACCATTACAAAAGCCAATCATCATTGGGTAGCGCAACCAATCACCTTCGGAGCGCAGATGTCGAACCCCCAGACGGATGTTGATATGGTTCAAACGCTCGGTGCCAAGAACCCGATGGCCGTCACCTACTCCATCATGCCAATGAACTCAGGCAAGGATTACAAGGCACGGGAAGCCGATGTAGCGCAGCCCGTGTTGGCCGGTGGCCCTAGCGGAGGGAATCAGGGTGGTGATTACGTGATGCAGTCAATGGCTTACGCATCATATGGCGGTGTCGTTCGTAAACTTGAAGATGTTATGTCTACTTTAGACGCCGCCAGAGAAAGCCGTGGCACTAATCAACAGCGGTTTATACATCAACATATGGCCGTCCGCCGTCTCACGCCGCGTGAGTGCGAGCGCCTGCAAGGATTCCCCGACGACTATACGGCAATACCAAAAGCGGCAGACGGGCCGCGCTACAAGGCGCTTGGTAATTCGATGGCCGTGCCAATAATGGCGTGGATCGGTGAGCGCATCGCAAGGGAGATTGGACAATGATCATCGGGATTGACCCCGGCGCTTCTGGCGCTATCGCTGCCTTCAACGTGGAGACAGGCCACCTGTCCGTGATGGATATGCCCGTGATGGAAGTCATGCGCGGCAAGACGGTGAAGCGCGAGCTGAACGCACCGCTGCTGGCGGGTATCTTCAACGACCTCGACGCCAACTTCAAGATCACGGCTGTCTACTTCGAGAAGATAGGCGCGATGCCGGGGCAGGGCGTCTCGTCGATGTTTGCCTTTGGTCGCAACGTCGGCACCATCGAGGGCATCATGGCCGCGCTGGAGTGGCCCGTCAGCTACGTCACGCCTCAGGCGTGGCAGAAGGCGGCCAGCGTGCGGCAGGGCAAGGACGGTTCGCGCATGAGGGCCATCGAATTATTCCCGAGTTATGCACAGCTTTTCGCTCGCAAGAAGGACGATGGCCGGTCAGACGCCGCGCTGATCGCTTGGTACGGGGCGACACGGTAACCCTTTCGCGGCAGGGATACGCCGCGACCGGCACCACAGCGGGACTGCGGTATCTGAGTACGTAGGAGAAACACGATGTTATCATTTCCGCAGAGCAGTTCAGGTCGTCCGTGGGCGCGTCTCGACGCACGCACGGGGCTGATGTTTATCTCGTCGCCGGAGGGCGACAAGGTACCCGTCGACCTGAAGGGCAAGGCGCTCGGCTTCGACATTGCCAACGCCAAGCAGGGTTGGCTCGCAGTCGGCACGGCAGGCGCTGACTGGCAGGACTTGCCCGAAGGCGGTGGGTGGGGCAACCCGCCGAGCGCAGACCACAAGCCAGCCGTCGACATCGACATCTGGTGCAAGGACCCCGCGTTTGGCGACGCTCCGCTGCGCACGTCACGCGGCAACTCGCGTGCCTTTACGCAGTTGGTGCAGGAGATCGCAAAGAAGGTGGGCGACGTGCAGGGCGGTGCTGAAGCGTCAAAGCGTGCGCTTCCGCTGATCAGGATCGACGCCGTGCGCATCGTGAAGGTCGGTCAGGGCACAAGTGTCTCGTTTGACTTCACGCTCGCGCAGATTGCTAATTGGGTTCCGCGAGTTGGTGTGGCTGAGACGGCTGCGCCTGCTGCTGCATCTTCAGAGCCAGCGGCTAGGCCAGTGGCGTCTCTCGGTGGCGGTGCTGCGCCTGAGTTCTAAGAGATACGAAAAGACCGCCGGTACGCCTTAAACTCGTTCCGGCGGCCAAGTCTGGGAGGAAACCGGCAGCGGGAGGCCACCGATGAGTGAGACAGTAATGCAAGAGAATTCCAAAGTCGATACCTACACCATGCAGCTCGCGTTTGCGGCTGGTGGTTACAAGGACGTGATCCTGACGCCCAAGACGTACTCGCTGCGGCAGCTCTCCGAGCGCCTGAGCCAAGTCCGCGTCGGGCCAAAGGATGGCGCGTACATGATACGCGGGGGCGATCTCAGCATCACGAAGCGCTCGGACGAGAACCTCAACACGGCTGAGCTGATCATACTCGACGGCGACAGCTCGTTCGATCCCGAGACGGGTGAGATATCGCCCGGCGCTCCCTCGATCTACGCCACACATGAGGCGCTGCGCGGGATGGGCATCGCCCACATCATACACACAAGCCACAGCAACAGGGGCGAGGACGGCGTCGTCTCGTTCTGGAAGTACCGCGTCGTGATACCGTGCCGCACGGCGTCCGTGGACGAGCTGCGCGACGGCGTGGACTTCCTTATCGCGCAGCTGCACGAGCGGGGTGTCTACATCGCGGAGGTCAGTGAGAACTACCGCTGGAGCCAGCCGTGGTTCCTGCCGCGTGTGCCGACGGAGGATGAGAAGTCGCGCTTCGTGCACCGCGAGTTTATCGACGGCGAGATCATGGAGATCGCGACAGCGTCACGGTGGGCGTGGGCGCGGAAGCAGAACGACATGGTCGAGGAGACGGTGATATCGAATAGCGGCATCATCACGGCACACCCACCAGCGACGTCGTCTCTGATCTCGGACTTCAACGCCGCGCACGGCATCGAATGGGTGCGCGATCAGCTCTCAAGGGCAGGCTATCGCTTCTCATACTTCGACAAGCGCAGGGGCGTGTACCGCTACACGCGACCGGGATCGGAGACGGGTGTCGCCGGTGTCGTCGTGTTTCGGGGAAGCCGTGGCGATTGGTGCGTGTACTCGCACCACGGTGCCGCCGATCCGCTTTCGGGAAAGACGAGCGATCCGTTCTCGCTGCTGGCGACGCTGAATTTCGCTGGGGATAACTCTCAGGCATACCGTTCTATCGCTCCGCGTGAGCCGACGATCACGGAGCAGCTCGCCAGTCGTGCTGCGGCTGCGGACATTACGCAGGTGGAACAGGCGAAGCCCGAACCGCAAACGAATAAGGAACCCGCGCCCGATGCACAGATCACGCCGGAGCGCAAGCTGTTCGACATCGTTCACTTCAGCGAGCTGCGTGAGGAGGCTGTGCAGTGGGTCGTGCGTGACCTGATACCGGCTAACGGCTTCGTGGCTCTGTTCGGTAGGCCCGGCAGCTACAAGTCGTTCGTCGCCATGTACATCGCCAGCCAGATAGCGTCTGGCGGCAGCGTATTCGGCAAGGAGACGACGAAGGGCGGCGTGCTGTACGTGGCAGCGGAGGGGCAGGGCGGCATCTTCAAGCGAACGGCTGCGCTGATGCAGAAGTACGAGATACCGGCTGCGGCGGAGTTTTACTTCCTGCGCCAGCCGCTGAACCTGCGCTCGTCGCTCAAAGACCTCGACACGCTGACGGCATCTCTTGAGGCGAAGAACGTCAGGCCGTCTCTCATCATACTCGACACGCTGGCGCGGAACTTCGGCAATGGCGAGGAGAACTCGGCGACCGACATGGGTGCATTTATCATGGTGATAGGTGAGATGCAGCGCAGGATCGGCTGCGCCGTCATGGTGGTCCACCACGCAGGCAAGGACGACACGAAGGGTATGCGTGGATCGTCTGCGTTACTCGGTGCCGTCGACGCGGAGCTGGAGTGCGTGCGCACGTCCGAGAAGGAAGACGAGAAGCGAACGGGCAAGATCACGTCGACGAAGATGAAGGACGGCGAGGACGGTGTCGAGCACCACTACAGCATGGCGGTGCGCTACGTCTCGCCGACGGACAATACGATTACGTCTCTCGTGATCGAGCCGATTGATGCGCCAGACATGGCTGCGTCTGGCAAGTCTCGCAACAGGTCGAGCCGCGTGCAGAGCGAGGCAGAGTTGAGCTTCAGCATGGCCATGAAGGAGGGGTCGATTATCGTCTCTGGCGTGGGGCCAATACCCGACGGGACGCGGTGCGTGAGGGAGGAGATGTGGCGCAACTACTTCCAGCAGGTCAGCGTATCGGAGCACGGTGATGCCCAGCGCAAGGCGTGGCAGAGAGCCAAGCAGGGGATGCGTGATAGCGGTCGCGTCGGCTTCTACTCGCCATACTTCTGGGAAACTGGTGAGGATTAGGGCGTGACATTTGAGTGTGACATATGGCGTGACAGTGTGACTTCAACTGGTTCTGCGATAGGACCGGTAGCGTGACATCTCACACACCCCCCTCTTTAGAGGGGGGGTGTAATGTCACACTGACGGTATCGGGACATTTATCTAGCGTGACACGTAGAGTTTGTGGAGAGGGAGAGTGAAGATGGAGCAGATGAGTTTGACGGGGCTAGATGAGGTGAAGCCGACGTGCGCGTCGTGTCACTACTGGTATGGCAATCGGAGTGGTGATCGCATGGGGTGGTGCCGAAGACACTCACCGAGAACCGTGTACGGAAAGGATCAGACGAAGTTCCCGGAGATGTGGGGTGGCGAGTGGTGCGGAGATTACCGCGAGATGAAGCAGGGGGATGGAAGATGAAGCCAGTTGCCGTGTTGCCGGTTGCGAGGATCGGCGTCGGGACGTGTGGGGAGTGTCGCTACTGGTTGAGGGATCAGGAGCAGGATGACAGTGGCGAGATCGTGGGGGAGTGCCGCAGATCGCCGCCGACGTTCACGGTCGTGTTCGTGCCGGAGGAGCCGACGCCGTTTGTCTCAGGGTCGAGCGACTGGCCGTCGGTTGCCGACGACGCGTGGTGCGGCGAGTTCTCGCCGAAGTACGGGAGGCAGTGATGGGCAAAGCGGCAGCCGCATCCCGGCGCGTGATCATCGGCGATCAGGAGTACCACGTGGCGCAGGCCAGAGCGCGGGACGTGCAGTACGCGCTCGAGCCTCTCGACAGGACGGCGAAGGAGTTCGAGGGGCGGTGGGGCTGCGAGCGGCTGATCCGTCTCGTCGCTCCGGCCACAGCCGCGAAGGTCGGTGCCGTGCAGCGCCGCCTTGATGACGCCATCGCGATGAACAACGCGGAGGGCGTGGCACGAGACGCGGCGATCATGCAGCGTGCGTGGCAGGCGATGCAGGACGAGGCACTCGCGGCTGGTCACGCGCCACAGCCGACCGGCGTCTGGTCGATTGACTGGAAGGGCGAGGCGTGGACGGTCGTGCTGGATCGGGCAGACCTAGACACGGTCGCTCGTGCGGCGGAAGATGCCGGGCGTGTCGTGTCGCTCAACGAGCTGCTTCTCGCGTATAACGAGTATCGGACGCGGATTACGGATGCGGTGAAGGCGACGTTCGCCGGGGCCGAGGTGGTCGCGATACGGCAGACGGAACTCGGTCGCGAGATCGACGACGAGATACCGTTCTAGGAAGGCGCAGGACGGCTGCGCGTGCGGTTTAGGTAGGTGGGTATGGAAAACGTAACGGATGCCGCTCAGCGGCGCTCGTACAGCGATACAGGGGTGGTCTATGGTCAGAGATGAGCTTGATGCGGTCGAGGAAGGGGTGGATGGAAACGCGAGTTGCGGTAGTATGATACCACCTACTAAGATAGTTGCGGTCAGGGATGAGAAGGGGCGCATCCAAAAGGGATCGACGGCGATGAATCCGGGAGGGTTCAGCAAGAGGCAGTTGCAGCTGAAACGGGCGATAGACGCGCTCTCGCTGCCTGCAATCGCCACGCTCGCCAGATTGCTCGACAGCGAGAACGCCGGGGCTGCGCTGGGTGCGGCCAAGGAAGTGCTTGACCGGAACCTCGGCAAGGTGCGCCAGCGCGTGGACGTGGACGTATCGGTCGAGCATACGCACGTCATGCACCTCGATGCGCTGAAGCGCCTGAACGACAAGGCGAGGCAGACCGCTGACACGATAGTGATCGACCACGTCGCGTCCGAATAGGGCTTGCTCATGCGGGACGTGACGCGGGACAACCGATAGCGTCCCACTGAAACGGTGGTTGACATATGGGACGCGGCGTCCTACAACGTCTAAGGCTTGGCGGTGCGGGAGGGGAATCGGGTGGCGGGAACGCGCCAGACCCCCCCCGGCCCCCCGGCTGGCGGGGGCGGCTGCTGCAATGACCCCCCCGCCCACCGCACACACAACGCACAGGAACACGAAAATGGAAATCGGATACACGAGAACAAGCACCACGGAACAGGTCGCCGGGTACGAGGCACAGCAGCGCGACTTAGCTGCAGCCGGAGCCGAGCGCATATTCGCCGAGCAAGTGTCGAGCGTCGCCAAGCGCGAGCAGCTCGACGCCGCGCTTGACTACTTACGAGATGGAGACGTGCTCATCGTGACGAAGCTCGACCGGCTCGCACGCAGCGTCGGCGACCTCGTCGGCATCGTCGACCGCATCGAGAAGCGCGGCGCATCCCTACGCATCCTCGCCATGAACCTCGACACGCGCACTCCCACGGGCAAGCTGATGCTGAACGTGATCGGCAGCGTGGCGCAGTTCGAGCGTGAGATGATGCTGGAGCGCCAGCGTGAGGGCATCGCGAAGGCGAAGCGCGACGGGAAGTACCTCGGGCGCAAGCCGACGGCGATGGCCAAGGGCGACGCCGTGGTCGAGCTTATCGCGCAGGGTATGGCCCCGACGCAGATCGCCAAGCGCTTGGGCATAGCGAGATCGTCTGTCTACCGCGTGATCGAGGCCAAGCTGCAGCCATAGCGTCACCCCCACCCCCCCCTACCCGTCACGATATTTCACAGCGCGTCACGAAAATTCACAAAGTTGTGGTATTCGTGACGCGTTTTCATGTGGCGGGACAGCGATATGGTTGAGCGGATACCGTTGCGCGTGAAGCAGATCGACCACCTCACGCGCAAGATCATCGTGCGCGAAGATGGGTGCCACGTGTGGACGGGCACGATATCGCAGGGCGGGTATGGCGTGATGGTGATCACGGACGGCGGTCAGCGGATACGCGCCCGTGCGCACCGCATCGCGTATCAGATTGCGCACGGCGAAATACCAGACGGGTTGTACGTATGCCACAGCTGCGACGTGAAGCTGTGCGTGAACCCCGACCACCTGT